ACTTTGTTCGTAGTTAGGCATGAAGGTGTCACAACTAAAACATTTAGCTGAACCATCTTCATTAACACCAACTGCATCGCTACTGTTACATACCGGACATGGTTGGTGCACCTTATCCCAAGTGCTTGTCATATTAGCCCTCACTAATTATTATTTATCTTTAGTATCTTCTTCGATAACTTTTGTTTCAGATACTTCCTCTTTGGCAGGTTCAACCATAAGTGCTTCATCACAGCTTTCTAAAATCTTTTCAAGATTAGCTCTATGTGTAGCACTTGCAAAGTTGATTGCCTCCATTAAAGTTTCAAGAGTTCCAACTTTAGTAATGATAACTCTAGCCTCGCCTTGTTTAGCTTCATCAGCTATCTCGTTAACATTATAAATGTTTTCTCCGTCATCTTTTTTAATAGTAATAATCATATTAAAACTCCTCGTTGTCTGCTGATTGTTCAGCATACTCAACTAACTCTACAACTTTAACTGCAATCAATTCAGCAAAAGTTCCATAGTCATTCTTGTAAGGTTTAATTTTAACTTTAACCTTAGAGCCATTACCAAGTGCAACATCTATAGGGTTGCCGTCATTATCAATTAGCTTTGGTGCTTCATTGATACGACCTGCAACTTCTACTTTTCTACTAAAAGAAAAAGCAGGTTTATCAAACTTAGGTTGCCCACTTCTATCTCTAACTTGAGAGATACCTTTTGCTTCTAAATCAGAAGCCGTACTGTCATCAGTCAAAACTGTAATGACATACTTATGAGGTTGAAACCTCGTGTTAGGTGTAGTGATGTGTGGATACATCGCCTCGCCTTCTACATACTCATACATATTTTTACTCCTATATATAAATTGTTTTAATTACTTTGCACATTATATCACAAGTAGATTTAAATTGCAAGTCTTTTTTCTTTTCGCTTTGCATTATTTTTTTGCCTAGTCATTTCGTTCTCTTCGGCAAACCACTCATTGATGATGTGTTCTTTTAAATCTTTAGTAGATAATTCAGTATCATTTTTAGTTATCCTTAAATGATTACTGCCAATCACTAAGGTAGCATAGTTATGATACTTCTCATCAGCTAAAGTAAACTGATAGTCTGCAGCATTGTAATACATGACATTGTTTAAACGTTCTGCATACATGCCGTGGTCTATTTGTTGTTTTTGTTTTTTCATATTCCCTCCGAAAATTATAGTGGCTAGTACCCCGAATTTAATCTAGGCTTTACCTAGCCACTTGTCTTTTTGCAAGACATATCAACATGGTTAGGAAGGTTTTATTGAGGGCTACCATGTCAATTAAAAGATGTCATTGAAAGTGACAATCTCATTACCATACAATGTCACGAAGTAGTTACCATTAGTTTTAGAAACTTCATAACAAACTTTATGCTCGTACCATTCCTCGTAGTTATCATAAACATAATCTACAAACCTTTTGTACTCGTCTTCAGTGACTTGTTTTGTTGTTGAATAAAATATATCTCTTTGTGTTTTCATAATTTAGTGCTCCATTATACCATACTTTTAACTAAATTGCAACCCCTATACCAACATTACCAGAAGCATTAATGCTAATTTCTTCTGCATAATTTTTGTTCCACCACTTAGGTTTTGACCTACCTTTCTCCCACTTGGCATAGTGCTTTTCGTTAATAACATATCTACGATAAGCAACGATAGGGTCTTCATGTTTGTATTCATCTGGCATAGCTTGTGCAAGTGGTGTCATTTCGCCCTGCTTTATATTCTTTGGAAACTGCATTAAAGGTTTTGCTAACTTAACAACACTTGCATGTTCTTTTCCATAGCGAAAAGTGTACTCCATACCTAGTGCTAGAAAGTGTGCATATAGCCATGAATAATTTTGACTACACTCTCTTGCCCAAATAGTACAAGGATGATTCCAGTATGCTCGTTTGTAAAGTCCTACTTCATCTGCCCACTCATCGCCATCCAATTCTCTATGTGCTGTGCACAACATCTGTGCTGTTTCCAATGGCATCTTCACTAGCATCTTATCTGGCTGTGCTTCTGCCGAAGTTATCGGACTGTGATTAAAATAAAATATGTTCATCCTTCCTCCTGTTTAAACGTTATCGTGTTAATAATCATTGTCATTATACTTTACCATTCCCTGCTTGTCAAATTTTTTTGGTTCATTGGGCTGTAAAATAAATATCAATGCCATTGCGATAGTAAATGTAACTATACAAAAAATTAATAAATAGCCGTCATACATAATTTACCTCTACCATTTTTCATTATAAATAAATTCTCCTGTTTCATAATTCCAACCATTAGTTTTCTTAAAAACTTTTTTACCCCGTGCATCAGTGTGCAGTTCTTCTCTGCTTGGTGGATGTGAATGTGTCATTGGGTCATGGTCTTTGCCTACATACTTAAATGCTTTTGAGCCCTCTGAGTATCCTCCTTGTCCTTCTAACTTGCATGGTGGTACATGGTCAAACTCATGTTGACATTCGCAGTTGTGTTCCACACTGTACCTGCCAATATCTAAATTAGTTCCATAGATATACTCGCCATTGGTCATTAGCATGTAAATCATTTCATGTACTTGTGCCATTACCAACCGCCTTGCTCTGTATCTGATTTCTTTTTTCTTCTAAAAGTTTTTTCAAAGCCACCGGACAAACCAAACAAAACAAACGTGGTGCTACCAATAAAAACTAATAACACTATCAATAATTCTATCATCTGCCTTGTCCTCTATACATAACTTTACTCTGTCTTCGTTTGTGTTTGTTCATGTGCTTGGTAGATTGTTTAACCTTTCTACCACGACCTGCCAAACCTTGTGAAGTTGATTTCTTCACGTGTTTAATTAATCCTACTTCTCTTTTAACTGCCATAGTATTCTCTGTATGCTTCCATTAAAAAACTTTTATTGCTTTCTAAATACTCCTCAAAAGTATCATAAAGTTTTTCGCCATACTCTCTACGTTCATTTCTATTTTCGTAGTACATATCTTTGGCAAACTGTTTAAACGTCATGTCTGTAAACCTCAAAAGAATCTGTATCTAAATCTATAATTGGTGCTTGGTCATACCACTCATCAACTATCTCGTCAAATGTTTTTACTCTTTCCATGTTACTGTACCTCCGTACTATTTGATTTAACAAAATTACTTACCAACATTTGTAATGCCATATCAAACTGAACATCTTGCTCAACTCTTTTAGTGCCATCACAACTTAATGCTTTTAAGTTTTCTTGAAGTTCATCCATCTGTTCATCAGATAACAAACTAACTACTTTTAAAAATTGTCTTGTTGCTTCCCTCATACTTACCTCCTTTTTATTATAGTATTATAAAGCTTTATAAAGTATTTATAATAATATTTATTATAATATATTTATAAATTTTATAAAGATTATATCATGTTTTTTTGTTCGTGTCAAATTTATTTTTATGTTAATTATTAAATTAGTATGTGTTAAACTTAGGTTAGGGTAGGAAATAAAATACCTCTGTCGCCTCCATACAAGCCCTCTAACAGACGATAATTATATTTATGACCTACCCTATATTCTCTAGTTAACACTGCCTTAAATCACTTAGTCAATGCATCTAAAATTCTATCAGCATCGACACACACAAATGATTTTGCAAATGTTTTATACTCATCTTTAATTACTTCTTCCAAACCTTTTCGATTGTCTTCAATAAATTTTTCACAATCTTGTTCAGTCTTGAAAAGAAACTCAAAGACGTGTACATCTTCCAGTAAAACTGCTGTTACTGGTATGTTAAAAAATGCTATCAATACCCACGACATTATAGTTCTCCGTCATAGTGCATATCAATTATCTCAGCAATTTTAGCTGTCAAAAATTCATATAACTTTAATTCATTTACCTTGTCAATGTCATGCTCTCTTTCAAACTCAGTCTTTGCTTCTGCAACAAACTTGTCAAAAGTTTTCTGAGAAATCTTAGCCGACACCTCATTCATCATGGCAAATTGTTCGCCAATATCTTTACTCATTTTTATCCTCCATTAAATCTACATCAATGATTAAATGTTTTTTCATCCAATCTTCGCTGATGCCTTCTTTTTTTAATTTATCTTTTAGTTTTTTTTCAAATATTTTATTAGATTTTTTACTCATATCTCCTCCTAAATTCTGTTATCTTCTGTGATATTATCTTAACTTCCATTTACTTTATCCTGTTTAAACAACTTCTTCATCAACGTAAGTGTCAGGAAAAAGTTCATCTTCGTCTATTGGATTCCAGTCTTCATTAAGATAAGAGTCCATTGATGACCACTTCCAATCTGTATTATCTAACTCAGGCGTTATTTGTTTTGAAATAAACGTGCCATCTCTTAAGTGAATATGTAATGTAACCCACTTACCTACTTCAACCTTTTCAATATCTTCAAGTTCAAAGCCTTCGCTTTCAGCAATCCTTTCAATATCCCACATGATAGTGGTATCGTACTTTGCTTCTACATATCTAACATCTGTCATGTTTAAACACCTCTTAAATTAAACATATCTTCGGCAACTGCTTCTCGCAATTCAACCTCGTTAAGTCTTGTTACTTCTTCTTGAGAATGTAAATTACTCAATAAGAATTCTCTTACTTCTTCTAAAGACATTTGCTCTACTGCTTCCCAAACATCTTCCCATACTCTGTCATTTACTTCGTGGCTCATGCTTCCTCCTCTCTCTCTAAATAAATTCCATAGTCCTCTAATTCTTCTTCGTCTTTGGCTTCTACCCCACCATCAGATAAAAAATTAAAAGCTTGTTTTTCATTATTAAATTTTAATATTTGATTTTCTTTATCAAGCAAATACTCTCTGCCATTTAAAGATATGTCATTGATGTATCTATATATACTTATCATGCTTCCTCCAATGCTTCTAGTCTTGTGACTACATCTGCCATTTCATTATTGACCAGTTCTTCTACTTGGCTTTCCATATCATAGAAGTTAGGTCTGTCATTTAGTTCGTATTCATTAGACTCTGATAACTCTTTAACTTCTTGTAGTAATTCTTCAAGTTGTTCTATTTCAGTAACAACTCTATCGTCTATATAGTCATCAAGTTTAATTAACTTTCTTAAAAAGTTAGCTATTTTTTGTTTCATTTATACTCCGTTTAAACACCTTGCTTTTAAATAGGTAGCAAGGCTTGACCTATTGAAACTATTATAACATAGTTTAAATTCTTTTTGTGATATAAGTATATAACTTTTAGTTATATTATTCAAGTTCTTCAGCTATTAAAGTTACTGTATATCCTAACTCTTTAGCTCGTTGTAAAGTTTTTAAAGCGATAGTTTTACCACCGCCTACCTCTCTAATAAATTCAGCCAAGGTATTATGGGGATAATAAAAATCACTACCATAATAATTCTTCTTAACTATTTTTATTTCGTTGTCAATCATAATTTATACTCCCGCTATATGCATTGCTATTATAAAAAATATCGGTACTGGTAAAGCTACCGACATAACCAAAATAAAATCTTTGTTTTGTACTATCCAATCTCTCATAATTTTCATTCCGTTTAAACAGTTCCTATTCTATCTTTTATTTCATCGCTAGGTTCGTGCCAGAAATAAAAGTTCTCATCCATTATTCTAAAGATACGATAATCTGTATAGCCACCCCTAACATCTGCACCGTTGTGAATAGATAAAGCGATTATATTATCTTCAAATATTTTACCACCTACAAATTGAATAGTCTGCGTTAAGTCGCACTCATCATTAAAAGTATTTATTACTTGCGTATCATAACCAAAAAACTCTTCCAAGTAATCTTCTGCATCATACAAAACATTATCTCTGTCTTCTTGTTTTATCCACTCATTAAAGTATTTAGTTTCATCTTCTAAATAAGATAAGTTATCAACTAGATGATGATATAAAGACATTACCCTATGAGGATAATCTGTTTCTACATCTTCAATAATTATATCTGGCTCGTTCTCAAAATCCTCAATAGTTTTCTTTTGATTAATTTGCCAGTGTCTTCCGTCATCTCCACCACTATCTAAGAAATGTTCGCCAGTGGACTCAGTTAACATTTCATATATTGCTTGTCTAGTACTCATAATTTTATACTCCGTTTAAACGCCCTGTTTTTAAATAGGTAACAGGGCTTAACCTTTTAACTTAACAATCTATTTCTAAACTATCACTCCCACAACCATTGCAAATAGTGTTTGCCATCATACCTATATTTTTTCTGCTTGTTCGGTATGAAAAGTTACACTCAGTACAAGATACTTTTAGCATTCTGGTGCTTTGTTTCTTGCGTTTATGTATTTGTAATTCACTATGAGGATACAGTCCAATATCTTTTACTATCTCTGTTATGGTCTGCTTTAACTCATCTCCCGCACAAGCATAACGCATTTGACTCGAACCGTTTAAACCTACCGCTAAACAGATTTTTCTAAACCCTGCACCGTGTCCGCTTTTGTTATCATCAACCGCATGAACTAATTCATGGGCTAAAGTGTCAATGACTTGTTCGCTATCGTCAACCGTTGGCATAATCATAATCTCGTTGATGTTTGCCTTGCTCCAACTTCTTGGCACACATTGCCCTAGCGTTTTCTTATTTTTATCAGCCGTACCCAATGCCCATGAGCAAGATATTTTAACTTCTGGGATTTCATATCCCGACTGTTTAAACACTCTCTCGTTGAGTTCGTCTTTTGCCTTTTGTA